TCGTAAAAGACGTTACGCAAAATGCGGCAGAAGAACAGCTGGAAGGCCTATTCGAGCAGTTCCCTGAAGTGCAGCAACATCTTGATTATGTACTAGCGGGAGGTGAATCTCGTGAGTTCTTTCAAAGACAGGGCCAGCAGATAGATTATAGCTCTATCCAAGTAGAAGAAGGAGACGTTAATATGCAACGTGCAATATTAGCTCAGTTCCTTCAAACTAAAGGCCACGATACAGAATTCATACAAGACACTATTGACACGTATGAGGATTCTGGGAAGTTGTACAATAACGCTGAGAAAGCTAAAGGACATCTTGCATCCTATCAAAAAGAGGAGCAAGAGCAAATGATGGCTCAACAGCGTCAAGAGTATGATCAACAACAAGAACAACAGCAACAGTTTTGGGGTGAGGTAGCTGATACTATCGAATCAGGGAATGAGTTTGCTGGAGTTCGCATCCCAGACCGAGAGAAATCAAACTTCTTTGAATACATATCTGAATCTGTTGGAGATAACGGGGAAACACAGAGAGACCTTGACTATCAAGAAGCAGGAACAGATGTCAAATTAGCTATAGATTACATGCTATATAGCGGATTTGATCTTAACGGTGTGATCGAAAAGAAAGCGAAAACTCAAGCTGCTCGTAATTTAAGAAACAGGATTGTTTCAAATGAAGAGAAAGTAAAGAGCGCTCGCAAACAACAAAGCAGATCTACAAACGTCGACTTTGACAATTTAGATCTCGGAAGCATTCTACAATAAAAACTAACTTAAAAACTAGAAAACTATGGCTTTAACGCAAGTACTAAAAACGTACTACAATGATCAGCAGATGACCGACACTAACTCGTTGGTTAATGCACTTATGGAGAAACCAGAAGAGTTGTCTCCAATTATTACTCACCTCGCAGGACGCGAAGAGAAGAAGTTTCCTTTGTCTTTCCTTACGGAAGGCGTAGGTAACACTAAATCTATCGACCGTTTTGAGTATGAGTACCGTGTAAAAACTCACGAAGTGAATGTTCGTCCCGTATCTAACGCAACAGCTTTGGCTGCAGCTCAAGGTGCAGGCGGTCAATTGTTTAAATTGACATTCCCTGACAAGTGGTTTATTTTCCCATATACCTTGGTTTCACAGTCTGGTGTACTTGCTCGTATTATGGAGCAGCCTAAGCCTGTGTCTGGTGGATATGAGTATACATTGAAGCTCGTATCTCCTGATCAAGCTAGCATGCCTGCTACAGACGTTGTTAATGGCGCTCTCTTCGGTATGTTGTTTGCATCAGTAGGTGTAGACTTCTCTCGTGGAAATGCATCTAACTGGGCAGCGCCCGGATTGGTTCGTTCTAAGATCGGAACAGTACGTAAGTCTTACCACATGTCTGGTAATGCTAAGGATTATGTTGCACAATTTGAGCTTCCAACTCGTGAGGGTTCTAAGACTAAATTGTGGATGGACTACGAAGAGTACCGTCACATGCTCAAGTTTAAAGAAGAGTGTGAGATGTACTACTGGTATGGCCAGAAGACATATGGTGACAATGGTGTAAATGAGATGATTGACGAAAACGGACAACCTGTAATTGCAGGTCTATGTTTGTTTGAGCAAATCATCAACAAGGACACTTACTCTACTCTTACTCAACAAAAGATTGAGAATGTAATTGGGGACTTGTTCTATGGAATGACTGACGCTACTGATAAGCAGGTGACTTTGTACACCGGTGTTGGTGGAGCACGTGAGTTTGATAAAGCAATGAAAGCCTACTATGGTAATAACTCTTATCTCCAAACTACGGAGCCTAAGTTTATCACAGGTAGCGGACGTAGCTTAGGTATCACTGGTTACTTCAATTCTTATGAGCACGTTGATGGTCATAGAGTGAATGTAGTTAAGGTACCATTGATGGATCACGGTCCTGTTGCTCAAGCTTCTGCTAAGCACCCAGAATCTGGATTGCCATTGGAATCGTACAGAATGACATTTGTCGACCAGTCTTCTTATGACGGAGAAAACAACCTCCAGATGATTAATAAGAAAGGTCGTGAAATGTTGCGTTGGGCTGTTGCTGGTTCAGTTGTCCCTAAGGGATTTGCTGAGTCTGACACTCGCGCTAGTGACATAGACGGTGCATCTGTACACATGTTGAAGACGGCTGGTATCCTGCTCCGCAGATTCGATACTTCGCTTGATCTCCAGTGTGTGGCATCGTAATTTGTGTTTGGTTTGCACAGGGGGGACTGCTATCGAGTGGTCCCCCTGCTTACCAAAAAACCCCTATTAAGTTATTCTTCTTATAAAAGAACAGCTTAGTTATTCTTTCTAAACTTAAAAGAACAATCAAACCATGCGAACAATATACATACGCAGAAAAGAGACTCTTAATTTCTTACCCAAAGAGGTAAGAGCAGGAGCAAAAATTAGCATCGGAAGCATCTATGTAGGGCGACAGCCTTTACGAGGTGTAGAAGGTGAAGAATCACACAAACTGTTAGCGCAGATTTTAGACGTTCCTCCAGGACACGAAAAGTGGCCAAAGGAAGAAAAGAACTTCTGGTCTAGCATGAGTGTAAAGATTCCTTTCGAAGGAAAGGAGTTAAACATCGCAGTAGATGAAGACGGTAACCCAGAGAATGTAATGGATTACCTAACCTACAAGTGGTGTTTGAAACACAGACAGGTTGCAGAGTCAGAAGAAGTAATGAAAGCTGACGGACAAAAGCGGTTCTATATATATGATCCGCAGAAAGACTTGCTGAAACGAAACGCTGAGGTTAAGCTTAAAAAAGAAGCAGATAAGGAATTTATCAAGATTTCTACTGATATGGATAAGATGCGCAGATTGTTGCGAGTATTATCTAAAGGAGCAAGACCAGAGACTCTTACAGACATGGAGATAGAGAATCAATTGTACAATATCAAAAGTGATAAACCTACATTGTTTCTTAAGATGAGCAAAGACAAAAACCTTGATGTCCGTGCAGAGCTTGAAGAGATGATTGAGCTAAGTGTGCTTCGAACTATTGGTAACCAAATCATCTATGTAGATGAAACCATTGGTGAGAATATCACTGACGCTATAGTGTATTTTAATAATAAAAAGAACTCAGGGCAGGTAAATGCAATGAGGGCACAACTCAAAGAGATTAAATGACTATAGAAGAGATGCATATTGCTGTCAACCTGGGGGTGCAAAAAATTGCATCTTTCCAGGTTGACAATCTCTTACCCCAAGAGATTGATCACGAACTTAATAGTGCGATGGATTCGTTTATTAAGCAACGTTACTCTCCTATGGGTAATAAATACCGTGACGGCTTTGAGCAATCTCAAAAGCGTATAGATGACTTAAGGGCTCTAGTAGTAGACTCTCGAGTAAAATGCTTTTACGGAGGCACAACTATAACGGGATTTAACGTAGACCGAGCGCCCTTACCTAATGACTACATGTTCTTAGTAAACGCTGTAGCAGATACCTTTTACGATTGTCACATCCCGATTGTATTTGAAAATGCAGTGCTTTCATATAAACCTGTCAGCATACCGCTAACACCTACGACTAATCCAGGATGGATACTCACAAGTATTACTGCTGGTGGAACTCCTTTGATTTCTAATGCTGCAGGTATGGACTTACCATACTTACTTAATAAGCAGAACTATGATCAAACTTTCATAGCAGATATCGCACCCGCTATGTCTGATCCTGCTTTTGGGGCAGAATCATTAACAACAGATCCTGCATACGACATAGAAGAATGGGCTGCTTCAGAGTTAACTCCTACGAGTGATTCTAATACTCTAATGCTTCTGTTGTCAGGTGCAATTGCTAATGAGACCATTACAGCTATATGGACTAACCCATTAGATGCAGCACAGACAGAAGAAGCAACGTCTGTTCAACCTGCTACTGTAACTGTGACGTATCGCACGTACAATAACGCAGGCACAAGACAAAAGGAAAAAATGGGCTATGTGCAGCATGATGATCTTTATGCGTTACTTAGTGATCCGTTTAATACGACTAGCTACGACAAGATTAAATACACTATTCAAGAAAACTTTATTGACGTACATAGTGACGATACTTTTTTCACTACATTTGTCAATATTAAATACATAAGACAACCTAGGCAGATGGATTCTATCCTAAACGTAGGTTGTGAGCTGTCTCCCCACACTCACGAAGAGATCGTGGAGATGACAGTTCAAAGCATACTAGAGGCCATATCTGACCCGAGGTATAACTCACAATCTAGGGAAGTCCTAGAGAGTGAATAAATTTGACGTTTAATCCCTAAATAAAACTAACATGGGAACCAATTTATCACAAGTCTTCGTACAAAACGGAGCAGTACTAACAGCAACTGGCGACTTCAATTCAGGAGCAGCAGGAGAAGTTGGACTATTTGTAGACAATGCATTTGCTGTTACTGCCTTATTCCAAAAGACATTTTCACCACTTGACACTGACGTAGCAGCAGCTGTAGATGGAGATCCAACAGCTCCATTGACCTTTGCTAACCCAGCATGGTTACGAAAAGAATTGCAGGTTGTACAAGGAGGCACAGGTAACGCTATTGCAACACCTGTGATTGCTACAAGTGCTATCAAGCGTCTTAGCGTTGATGTCTATCAAGCATGGGTGGGGCATAAAGCTACTATTACTAGTGCTAAGCTTAATGTTGCAAATGCGGCCGGAACTGCCTCTGGAGACGGAGACAGCTATGACTTCAGATTTATCATCCGAACTACTCCGACTGATCAGCTTTCTTTTTATGATGCAAATGGTGTGTCCCCTTTCGGAGACTTCCCATTGGGAGCTTTCAACACCACCAACCACAAGGTAATCAACATGTCTGTTGATATCCCTGACGTGGATGATGCAGATGCTTCTACCAACCTTACTGCTGTTCAAGCTGCTATTGCTGCTAGCCCTATACTCAGCAAAATAGTCGCAGCAACGGACGTAGGTGATGACATTGTTATTACAGCTTTGCACCCAGGTTTGATCTTTGATTTGATTATCCAAAACGTAACTAACGGTGCTAAGGCGCAATCCATTGCTACTACTGGTCAAGTTTTAGGAACTGGTAATGATTGGCAGGTAATGGGAGAAGAGTTTCGTTGCCAGAGCCGTGTAGGTAACTTCAACAGAATGTACCTTCCACAAACAATTGCCCCAATCGCAGTTAAAGCCAATAAGTATCACAAGATCACTATTGAGTACGCACACAACTGGCCAAGCTCTACAGGTATTGCACCTGCAGGAGAGTTGAACCAGGTGGTTCTTTATATTGGTGCTGGTACTGCAATTGCAGCAGACACAGCTAGTCAGAACATTACTACTCCATTTGGTATCACAAATACTGGTAATGTACTGGAGTCTGCCAAGTACGTTTGGTAATATCTATTATGGTAATGGGGAGGGCAATTGAGCTCTCCCCTTTATCACTTATAACTTTGCAGCTGCCTGTAATCTAAACTTTGCGCAGTGCGAGGTTTTGTGAGTTACAGGCTTTTTTAATTGAAAACAGAATAACATGGCATCCGTTGCAGACGTAAGATTCTTAAATACCTCTACTAATTGTAAAACCATTAGCGGGAGAATAGCGAACGGGCATCTTGATATGTTTGGGAATGCCATCGCTGACATAACTACGATCGAAAAGATTTACATCTACGATCAAAGTAAAACAGTGCAACTGTACTTAACTGCCAGTGATTGGACTGAGGCAGGAGGAGTATTAACATTTACAACAACCTCAACTACAGCATTTGTAGGAGTCATATCAGTAGAGCTACATGATGCCACTACTCTTAACTACGATATAGATGCAGACGGAGTAAAGAATGAAACTGCAGCAGATACTACTCTTGTGGAGACATTGTATACAGTAGCATCGTGTCAAATAGACTGCTGCATAGCAAAACTTGTTGACGCAGCAATAGAATGTCACTGCAAATGTGACAAGTGTAAAGAAGATCTGCTTAGAGCAGAAAAAGTATTTTTAATGCTACAGGGTGCAACGTTTGCTGCTGAACAAGAAAGCAACTACGATCACGCTGTAAGTATGTACAACAAAGCAAATACTCTCTGTGTAGAGGTTTGCGCATGTGGATGCTAATGGCTACTACAGTACAATCATACGACAACAACCAGGTCATAGTTGATAGACTCGCAGCATTGCGTACGTGTATCAGCAAAAAGCATCACGCCCTCTATTCAAAGATGATAGGAGGAATACAGTGTGACACTGGTGAGAATGTCAAACTAACTTTGATAGCATACCTGTTACAGGACTATCAAGTAAATGCAGAAGATAAAAAAGATCTAGACTGTCTGCAGGTAACTAACTCAGCTCGACCTGGGTGGAAACTAATAAACGTATTTTTAGATTACGTACAGAGAGAGTGTAGAGACTGTTTCCCAACTGGGACTTCCGTTACTGTAGGAACTGATGGAGCTTCCAGCTCCCCTACAACTACTATAACTTTTATCACAACCCAGTCAGGAGATCCTCTAATAACACAAGGATCAGACAACCTAATAACTTAATAAAATGGCTAACGTAAAGATAAATGATCTTAGCGCTACAGCAGTAGCAAGTACAACGAGCTCACACTTTTTTGTAATGGCCGATGGGTCTACCACCACAAAGTTTGCAGCTTTGTCTGCTGCAATACAAACTATTACAACTTTAGGTAGTGGCGGAGCAGGAGTTGTAAAAACATTTGCTCTTGGAACACTTTCTCAGAGAGATATTGTAGGAGGTACAGGAGTAACTGTAACTCAAAATACTAATGACCTAACATTAGCTGTTACTCCTGGTGATATAAACATTAGCAGTCTCACAGGAATTGGATCTTTTGATCTGAACACCTGCAGTAACTCTAGCTCTGCATTCTTATCGAGTGTAAACCTCGCATCTAATGTAACAGGCCAATTGCCGATAGCAAATGGGGGAACAGGTCTTTCGTCATTTACAAACAAAGGATTGTTAATAGGAGGCGCAAGCTTGACATCTGCTGTGCTTGACTCAGACTTAGAAATAGCAGTAGGAACAAGCTCAGGACCTGAGATGAAAACTCTTACTGCTGGAACCAATGTTTCAATTGCTCAAGACAATTCTGCAAACACAGTAACTGTAGGATTTACAAAAGGTAATTTTATAGAAACAAGCGATAACGTAACCCTTGGAAACGTTACTGCTAACGACCTTACAGTAGGAAAGTTTAAGACCTCTACAATAGGGGCTGTGACACAACAGACCAGCCTCACAACTGATGTAACAATGAATGCTGCTGCAGGAGTTGTTACTTTGTATACAGATGTATTTGCAACTATGTCCCAAAAAACTTTTGCTATTACTAACTCCTTTGTTACTGCCAGTTCAGTGGTGATGGTAACGCTACTTACTCCTGACATCGCAGGTACTCAGGTCGAAGGAGGTATTTATACTAATTTACTTTCCGTATCTTCGGGGCGTATACAAGTAACACTGATAAACGACGGCACTGAGCGACCCTCGTCCGAAAGAAAACTACACGTAGTAGTTATAAATTAATACGCAAACCAATCAAACCAAACATAATGTATCATCAGATTGAAATGAAAGTGGCAGATGCCATTGAGTTGTACAAGGGACTTGAAGCAGTAAAACAACACAAAGGAGCACGATTCTCTATAATCGTAGCCCGTAATGTTAAAGAGCTAGAGCAGCTTCTAAAGAAGTACGAAGAAATTGCTAAGCCCTCTGCGGAGTTTATTGAGGTTTCTGGTAAAGCTCATCAGCTAGCAGAGGCTGAGGATGAAGCAGGAATTAAAAAGCTTGAAGAAGAACACTCGGATCTCATTGCAGAAAGGAAGGTTCAACTTGCACAGCTCGAAGAAACTATGCAACAAACAGTGGAAGTAAGCTTGCAAACAATTAAAGAGGAGCAACTGCCAGAGGATGTAACACCTGAAGAGGTTGTGCCACTCTTACCTATAGTAGTATGAAGTCAAAAGAAGACATAAGACAATTTCTATTAGCTAAGCCTGGGTACCTTAAAAAAGGTGCCTGGGCTTTAGCGCATAGATTAGATTGTTCTATTGACAACGCATCAGAAGTATTAGGGGCGGTTAAGCAAGAGCTTAAAAATGAAAATGTGTCTGGCAATAAGTTAGACAGAGAGGATGTTGTAAATACGTCGAGCTTACAGAGGTTTCTTAAAACTCATGGTATAAGCGAGGCATCTGTATCGAGCGTAAAGTTCTGGCAAACATCTACAGGAGACCTACGATATTCTATCGTAACTGCTGATGGACCTGATATAGACAGTATACGAAAGGAGGTGCAGGAGTTTGCACAAGACTATGCTCCTATATATCCTGATAAGAATTACAAAGAACTAGATGATCCAATAGCATATGAGATATCTCTTCCAGATATACATTATGGAAAACTAGTAGACATGCCATTGCCGTATGACTTCCAAGAAAAAGAATACATACGAGTTGTGCAAAATTTAGTAGACAAGGCATCTGGTCTAGATATCGAAAGATTCATTTTGCCTATAGGCAACGACGGACTCAACTCAGAAGGTATGCGGCAGACTACTACTAAGGGCACTCCGCAACAGGATTACATGGACTGGAAGAAAAGCTTTCGAGGTTATTGGAAACTGATGGTCTACACTATAGACTATTTAAAAACAATAGCACCCGTAGACGTAATAGTTATTTCTGGGAACCACGACTACGAACGAATGTATTACGTAGGAGATGTAATAGATGGATGGTACCGTAATGACGATACAGTAACTGTAGACAATAATAACGAGCCTAGAAAGTACTACCGATACGGAACAAACATGCTCATGTTTACACACGGCGATAAGGAGAAGTCCGCCAATATTCCTTTAATCATGGCAACAGAACAACCAGAAATGTTTGCAGCTACTTCTCATAGAGAAGCACACTGTGGACATTTTCACAAAGAACAAGTCAATGAGTACAGAGGAATCAAAGTCCGTTTCATTCCTTCTATTTGTCCTAACGATTCTTGGCACAAGCAAATGGGATATGAATCCAAGCGGACCGGGCAGGCATATATATGGAGTAAGGCGCGGGGAATGGAAGGATATAATCAGTACAATGTTTGATGACTTGCCATATGACGAAGAGTATAACGATGATGACGTGGACATCAACGAAGAGATTGAAATCCTCGGAGAAGCCTACGAAAACGCATATCAAATTTTAACTGGGAAAGTTCATGTAGAGGAGTTTTTACTACACGAAACAGAGTCAGGTAGGATTGTGTTTTTGCCATTTGACCCAAAAGAACCAGAGACTGTAGAGTTGATTATAGATGACATAATAGCATATTTTGAAGAGGGCGAAGAGTACGAAAAATGCTCAGAGCTACTAGTAATAAAGAGTAAGTTCGATGACACTGAATGAAATTGCATATAACCTACTAAATCTCCTACGGGCAGGTAGGTCCCACAATGATGAGAATTTGTCTCTTAGTCAGATTAAATTCAACATCAAGCATTACCGTGCGATGTTTATTCGCAGAGACTTTATGCGCAACGGTCTTATAACAAGACACTTAGAACAAGATCTTGGTTGTATAGGTCTTGTTAAAGTAGATGCTAGCAAGTGCCCTTGTGATTTCACAACAGACTGCCCTGTCTACAGGACCTCTGTAAAAATACCGCGCACTGTTAGATTTAACTTTAGTGATGCTATTACACATGTGGGAGATATAACAGGGCTAGGTAGAATCCCTATGATCGAGCCGTACGAGGTACAATGGCTGTCAGCTGATAAGTATACAGCTAACAACTCAAAGGCATACATGATAGAAGACTATATGTATATCTATAATCCTAAAGGCATGGAACAAGTCAATATACGAGGTGTATTTGAAGATCCAGAAGAGCTTGCAGGATTAAAAAGCTGCGAAGGAAATTGCTATGATGCAGACTCTGTGTTCCCAATACCTGCTGACATGATTTCAGCAATAACCTCAGGGTTAGTTAATGGGGAACTTAAGCTAATAATTAGTACCTTAGTCGACGACGAAAACGACAGACAACAAGACACTCAATAATCATGGGATCGCAGGCATGGCAAAGAAGTGAAGGTAAAAGTAAGTCTGGTGGGCTTAATGCTAAAGGGAGAGCATCTTATAAAGCTGCTAACCCTGGAAGCACACTTGCGGCACCTGTAACAGAATCTAGCCCTTCAGGTAAACGCAAATCTAGACGCGCATCTTTTTGTGCTCGCATGTGCGGCATGAAAAGTAAGAAAACTGGATCTGCCGGCAGAAGAGACCCTAACTCACGAATTAACAAGGCTCTCCGCAAATGGAGATGCAGGTGTTAATTAATATAACAATAAATAGAAACTATGGCATACAATAAAAAGAAAATGTACAAGAAAGGCAGCTTTCTTGAGCCCAACAAAGAATTAACCTTTGGAGGGGCTAAAAAAATGACAGACGGAGGAACTCCAGGTCCTGTTACACGCCAAATACAGAACTTCGAAGCTGCTAAAAGAGGTGCGGCAAATGCTGAAGCAAAGAAAAAAGA